TGGCCTCCGAGGCTTCTGCGTGTTCATCACCTTCTCCACAGTTAATTCACCACAGTTTCATATAATCCACATTCCACCACAGTAGTATGCATATACATACAACTACTGTGGTGGAAGTATTTGTGGCCTTTTCTTCCACAGTTCCACAGTTCGTCCACAGTTCAAAAAAACAACTGTGGAAGTGTGGATACAGCATCAAACCTCCTCCCAATTGACCCACTCCCCGACCACCACGCACGGCACATCTCTTCCGCTTCGGCTGTCTCTTATCTCTGCGACTTTGAGGTTTCCTGTGCTGATCCATTTCTTTGCGATTGCCTTGGCCTTTGCTTTGTCTCCTGGCTTGTCGGTGTCGAGGTCTAGCTGCTCTGCGACTGCATTGCCGATCCAACTTTTTGCTCGGATGTCTGATCGGTATGCCTTGCCGTCTTCCTCTGCCTTACCGACTGCTCTTTGGACATCGTACAGGTCTTTGGTTGTCACGCCGTCGAATAGATCAGGCAGCTTAAATTCTGTGGCTACACCGATATGCTCTCCGTTTGCGATCTCGACTGAGATCATCTTGCGGTATGTTGCCTTGTCTGACGGTGGTGCTAGGTTTGCTTTGCCATCGTCCTGGCGGAATATGCCGAGTGCTTCTTGTTCGTCCACGCCGAGTGCCATTGCGTCTTCTGGCGATATTCTGTTGATTACTCTTGCTGCTCTTGCTGCACCGATCAGACTGCCTGCGCCGCGCACTGAGTCCACGGTTGCGTCTTCTCCGTTGCCTTTTCGGATGTGATGCACGAGCTGGACTGAGCTGTTTGTGTCTCTTGCCAGCTTTCTGAGCATTGATACGACTGCCTGGATGCTTCCATTATTGTTCTCATTGACCAGATGGGCTGATATGAATGGATCTAGGATCACGACATTTATGCGGTTTTCTTTAATCTTGCGGATCATGAAGGCAAGCAGCTCATCGTTTTGTATCAGGCCGTCTCTGCCTTCTGCTGCCAGCGTGATCTGCATGGTGTCCTCACCATCCATAAACAGCTTGCCTTTGATGTCATCTGGCTTGAGGCCGTAGTGCTGCATGGCTGCTATGGTTCTCATTTGAAGTTCTGAGATCGGATCTTCCAAATTTATGACCCATGTGTTGCATTGCTCTTTGACCCTAACGCCAAGCAGGTCTTTGCCTGTTGATATTGCCAGTGCCTCCACGATGATTGCTGATGTCTTGCCTATGCCGCCGGCTGATGCTGTTACGCTGATATACTTCTTGATGTAATCGTATCCATACACCCACTCCCTGCGCGGCAGCGTGAGGGCATCAAACATTTCGTAGGGCGTGGGCCAATCATTGCCTGTATCGGCCTCTGTGTGGCTCTGTGTTGGCTCTGTGGCTATCTGCAATGTTTGGTTTTGCTGCTCCATGCGCTCGGCTGCTGGATCAGGCGGTGGTGTCCATCCTTTGTTTCTGGCGCCGTCGATTGCTTTTTGCACCTCTGCCCTTGTTTCGTCTACTGAGTAGCCGCCCAGGGTGAAGCCGTCCGTGATCGCGTGGATCTCTTCGTCGGCTAGGCCTTTGTTGACGTATGATCCTACTAGGCGCACCATGTTTCTGTGCCAGTCTTCTCCTGCTAGCACATCTTGGACTGCCATCTGCCTGTCCATTGCCTGCTGGCCAAGGTCTATGTTAATTGTGCTAGCAGCCTGCGGCTCTGCCTTTGGGAAGGCTCTCATCATGCGTTCAAATTCTACTGGCTCTCTGTCTGTTGAGAACTCTGTTCGCATTGTGACCAGCTCTGGGACATAGCCTTTGTCCTGTTTCTTTTGGTTTGGCCATGAGACTGTGCCGGCCACGCGCATGATTCTGCTAGGGTTTACGACTGCCGCGTCTGTTTGGAGTGATGCGGCGATTGCTTTTTGTACGTCACGCCATGCTTTCAGGTTTTTCACCGGCTCTTCCAGGCGCCAGTATGCGTGGCCTCTGGCGAATGGCGTTGTGCCTGTCTTGATCGACATCGTGAACTTTGGGCCGGCGAAAGACAGGATGTTTTCCATTGCGCCGGCAGTGTCTGCGTCTGCGAAGCAGTAGAATGCTGCAAGGATGTCTGTGTCTTTGGCTGCTTGGCCTGCCGGTATTTCTATGATTGGATCAATTGGATTGATGCACATGTATATGTTTTGCTTGGCGGCGTTCATTGCTTGGGCGTGTTGCGCTGCGTCTTCTATGTCTTTTAGTGCAAATCTTGCAGCGTTTGCTGATCCAGATTGCGATATAGAACGTATCTCTATCAGCGGTTGACCGACAGTGTTCCAATTTTCTGTAATCTGTGATATGAACTGCTTAATGATTTCGGTTTTGGGAGCCATTTCCATTTGTTCTTCCACTTCCATTTTCATTGTATCCTCCCCTGAACTGCCCAGCGGCTATGACCGCTGGGCTTTTTTCATTTAAAACTCTGCGTCAGCAGGAGCTGGTGCAGGAGCTGGTGCAGGAGCTGGTGCGGGTGCAGCTTCTTCGACTGCTATTCCTGCGGCGACACCTTCTTTGAGACAGTCAGGCTTGTCTACCCACTTTACGATCTCAAAAATTGGGTAGCATGTTGAGCCTTTGGTGAACTTAATCTCCTTGGCTTCTATCATCTTGATAAGTGGCATCTGGCCGTTTGTGCCTTGGCTTAGTTTTGGAGCAAGGTCTGTCAGAGCAGCCCATACGCCGGCGCCTGCTTGCTCCCACATGGCAACCTTGCCGCCACCGATAGCACACTTGACCGAGAAGCCTTTCTTGTAATCATCGCCAGGCTTGCCCATCATTTGATTGACTGTCGGGTTCCATTTCCACTCGGGCGCTACGCCGATCATGCCGTCTGACTTCTGCCAGCCTGTCTTTAGCGTGTCCAAGTCAATGACAAACCCGCTTGTATGCGCAGCCTCAAACTCAACCTTATCTCCACCATCACGAGTGTAGAACTGCTTGGCGCGAACGGCGCCGTCCTGTGTGCCACGAGCTGACCATTGCAAGAAGGTGTTAACGTCAGAGCCTGATGCTCCTAAATCTATTTCAAACATTTTGTATCCTTTACGTTGTTTGATTGTTGGAGTTGTTGCGCGCGTGACCCTGCGCAGGGATTAGATGCCATACATTTCTTCCCGCAGATCTTCTGCCCCGTTCCAATAGAACGTGTTAGGGTTGACTGGTATGACCTCTCTAATATCTTCCGCGCTGCCAGCGCGCAGGAACTTTTCTAGCCGAGCGATCTGCTTTTTAGCCTTGCTAAGGATCTCTGTTGGATCGCCGTCTTCAAGCATGTTTGTTTTCTTTGATGACACATAAAGAAACTTAACCACCTGATTGCCTCTAGCCTTTTGGTAGATCGCGCGTTGCAGTTGATGCTCTGGAGACATCTTGCTTGGGATGCGGCCTGTTGTTTTAAGATCAATGACCACGCCGTGGTCGGGGAACACAAAGTCAAGGTAGCCAATCACAGGGATCTCGAAGTCATCTGTCTTGGCTGTGATGCTGATCTTTGTTTGCCCGTCTTCAGGGAACTCAGGCTTGCCATAATGCTCAAGCTCTTGAAGCGTTAGCTCCATGCACGGCTCAATCATGGCGCGCTCTTTGGTAATCTTTTCGTCAGCCATGAAGAACATGCTGTCAAATTTTTCCAATGCCTGATCGAGAGCGCCGGCCTTGTGCATCTTGCCGGTTAGTGTGTTGGCAACGGCATCCTCTGTGCAGATGCCACGCATTGCAGCGGCGCCCATAGGTGTGCGCTTCTTGAATAGGTATGCCGCAACCCAAACGTCTGGCGCGTTGGCCCAGAGGTTGATTGATGATGCTGACAGGTGCTTGATGCCGTGTTTTTCAAAACCGTTCATGCTGTTAGCTTTCCATATAGGGCCAAAAGACAAGCCTCACTTCTGCCATCATCTTTGACACGTTTAAACAGGTCAGCCTGTGCAGGCCATCTTTGGCTGGCAAGTGATCGGCTTAGACCTTTGTCTTTGTTTAGACCAAGGTATGACTTCCACTTAGACGGCGTAACCATTGTCATTGGCAACTTGTGCGCTGCAATAGCCATCTGCGTGGCGCCGTAGGACTGGCCAAATCTAAACATGCTGCTGACACCTTGACCTCTCATGGCCGCAACCTGCTCCAATATAACGTGGTGCGGTTCATTGCCTTCGGGTGTAAGTATCTCGTGCAGCTCGTACAGGTTAAGCTCTGTCTTGCCTTTAATGTTTTTATAGACCGGCATGTCATGCACCTCGACGCGGTTGCTATCGGGCCAGTAAAATGCAATCGCACCACTAAAACCTGGGTCAATGCCGACAAAGACTGTCATACCTGGTCTCGGATCTTGATGCCGTTGAAGTTAAGAAAGAAGAAGATTGCTTCTTCGGTTAGATCGCGCAAGGTTGGGTCTTGCCCATCCATCTTTGCACGATTGGTTTGCAGAACGCGCATGCCGTCAGCAAGCTCACACTTGATGCGGTGGTTCCACTGCTCTTTCTTCTGTTTCATAGTTCCCCCAGGTTGCTAGTCGTTCACCATACATAGTGCTAGCAATTATTTTTATCAAGTGTAATTTTTTGCTAGCAAAGGTATTGCAAAGTTGCTAGCAAGATTCTATATGTAATGTATAGACAGAAACGGGAGAACCAACATGCACTTTGACAACGCAGTATCAATCTATCGGCAGCGCATAGACGCTATATTCCGCAAAGAAGATTATCTTGCGGAATGCCTGTTTGAAAAATTCAAATGGGCCTGCCGGCAGCACTGCAAGCAAACTGGCGATAGATACCTCAAGACATGCTATGCGGCAATTGACCGTGCTTGAGTTCTTTACCTACAGTGGGATTGCAACTGGCTTGCTGTCCTGCCTCATTGCCTATGTAGCATTCAGGGGCATGGGGGTCTTGGCAGAAACAAGCATTGTACTGTTTATTGCCGCTATTCATATCGCCATTATTATCGTCGGCGTAGACTTAATATAAAAGGACAACCACATGACAATAGACGAAATCAAATCCGCAATCGCCAAAGAAACCAGTTTCATTGACAGTAAATTAAAGGTCATTGACGAATTGAAAAAATATTATGGGGAAGGTGTTCGATCATCATCAGCCAGTGCCGACATTGGAATGGAAGCAGCCATGCTGCAAAATTCAATTGCGTCCCGCAAAAACTTTGAGCAATCACTGAAGGAGATGACAGATGAAAGCTGATTGGGAAGATTATGTAATTATTATTAGCGCGTTTGTTGCTGCAAACGTATGGATCTCAGGCATTGTATGGGGGTGGTGGTGAGTGAACTATCTCCTGCCGAGCAGGCCATATTGCAATACCTACGCACTCAAGTGGATCGCTTGCAGGACGAGCGGTATCGGCAGGACGCAAGGCCGAGTATTGCCAATGAGCTTTTTATTGCCCAGCGCGATTTGAAGCAGTATACATCTGACCTTAGAAAAAAAGGATACAACATATAATGGTCAAAGTAGTAGACGTTGAAATAAACGCCATGTCATTTAAGCGCGCATTTAATCGGGAGCCTACTGAGGCAGAGATAGGGACGCTCATGCGGCTTAACGCCAAAAGAAACGAGGGGCAATGCGGCGGCAAGAATACAATTGACAAGATTGACAGGCGCTTGGCGTCAGCATCCAAGGCTCGGGATTACATTAAGAGCCAACCGCTCAAACGCAACATTGTAGTCACCCGCACTGCTTGGTCTGTCAACTACCTGCTCAAGCTAGACTTGAACAAATCACAAATCATGGACGTTCTGCACATAAGTGAGATCGCTTATGATCGGGCCGTCGAGCAATACAATCTGCCGCGTGACGGCATTGAGAGAAGGTTTAAGAATGAAAAGAGATGAGATATTAAAAGAAGCTGCGCGCATAATCAGCACCGAAAGGGCGGACGATTATGGGCCGGCAGATGAATCGTTTAAGCGGATTGCTCGGCTGTGGACAGCATATCTTGATGTGGCTGTTAGCCCTATGGATGCTGCCAATATGTTTGTACTGAGCAAGGTGCAGCGAACTCTTATGTCTCCAAGTAAAGATGATACATGGATAGACATCGCCGGATATGCGGCATTGGCAGGGGAGATGATGACGAATGAAAAGTAAGTTTACAGAACACGAGGTTCATATAGCCGGACTGGTCGGCGCCATCGTAGGGTTTTTATCAGGCGCTGTCTTAATGGCGTTGGTCGGCATTATATTTTAGGAATCGTGTGAGTGGCCGCTGTAAAAAATGTGACGCATTTGGTAGAGCGCGACCAAAAACAAACCGACCAAGCCCCGTGGCATCGAATGGTTGTATGTTAGTGGAAAGCCACCCACTAGAGATTTATAACAGCGCATCAAATTGCTTCAAGCTTTTTATGCGCTGTTTCTTTTTTTATTCATCATTGAAATCCGCTTGCCTTTGGCGACAGCCTCGCTCTTTGACGATGCACCCCAAGCCTTCAAGGATTTAAGAAGCGGCGTGTCCGTGCCGTCTTTCTTCTTTGTCGGCCCAGGCATCTTGCCCATGCGTTGCAGAAAAGCGGCTCGGCGCCCACTGTTGCCGGTTCTTTCTGGTGGCCGGCTCATGCTAGGCAGTCCGGTTCATCATTGACTTCTTTTTCTTAGCGGTCTTCTCGCTATCTTTAAAAGCCTGCGCTGTTGGTGCGCCTGGTGATCCAGGCTTTCTCATTTTTTCGCCAGATCCAGCGGCTATCCGCTTTCTTTTGTTGTCGATATTTTTGTAAAGTCCTGGTTTAGCCATCTGCCATCTCCAATGCTGTTTCTAATGTTTCCTTGTTGCGGCGCGTCCAGCCTTTGCCAAACGTCTCAAAGGTTTTAAGGCGCTCATAAAACTTCTGCCGTGTATGATACACAGATTCTATAATTTCTCTAGGGTCTTTATCAGCCACAGCTTGCAAGGTCATAGGCCCAATTGCACCATCTTGCTTTGCGGCTACGGCGCGCTGGATAGCCTTGGCTGGCCGACCGCTGCCGGAGTTTACAGCCCAATCAAATGCACACCAATCAACACCGCTTGGGAGATCGTCACCGCGCACCTTATCCCAATAGTTTTTCTTGTAGATCGGAGCTACATCATCAGGCGTTAGATCGCGCATTTCTTGCTCAGTGCTTTCCCGGCCAATCCACTTGTCATAGACAGCCTTGGTCACGCCGAGATTAGTCATACCGCCCGGATCTTTCGGGTGATTTACAAAGCCGCCTTCATGCTTCAATAGCATTCTCAAGCAGTGTCCAAAGTTCTCCTTCATTTCATTCCACCTTTCATGTCCATGATCCCATTGTGATCGCGGTTAATATACTTCAAATCGTTTTCGATTATAGCCACACGTTG